CGCTGGGTGCGGTTCACCTTGGCGTTGGCGTACTTGAGGCTGGGCCCGATCTCGTCAACCTCAAGCTCTATCACGGTGCGCTTCTCGCCTTCTTTAGTCTCGTAGGAGCGGGACTTCAGGCGGCCGGTAACGATGACCCGCATACCCTTAGTGAGGGACTCGGCGACGTTCTCCGCGGCCTCACGCCACACCGCAGCGCGCAGGAACAGGGTCTCCCCATCCACCCACTCGTTCTTGTTCTTATCGAACGTTCGGGGAGTGGAAGCGATGGTGAAGTTCGCCACCGCCGAACCACTGGGGGTGAAGCGGAGCTCCGGATCGTTGGTGAGATTCCCGATGACTGTGATGGTGGTTTCGCCGGCCATGTTTACGCTGCCTGTTCTGTGAGAGTGTACTTTTCGAGGTTCGCAAGGACCAAGCCCTGCCAGTGAATATCCGTTTCCGGGTCGCCGTTCGAAACGACAATGACCGGGACGCCGTCATAGCCGAGTTCCTTGATCGCCGCCCTGTCATCCGGGGATGCTTCGACGTTGACCTCCTGGAACTTCACGCCTTTGCGGTCCCACCATGCTTTGATGCGCTTGCATGGCTGGCAGTCCGGCCGGGAGTAGATAGTGATTGTGCGGCTCACGCTCGCCCTTCTCTTACGGTTGTGTGTTTGGTCTTACTGGTCAGGTGCAGGTACTTGCAGAGCGGGCAGCGGTAGGCCCGCGCATAGCCGCTGAGCTGGCTGACGGCACGGTCAGCGGCTTGTTGGTTCCGGTAGCGGTCCTTACCCAGGCACATGTTGCCCGGTGTGCGCTGGAACGCGGCACGCTCCCGGCGCCGCTGGGCCCCGGCGCTCACGCTGCTTTCCGTTCGGTCACGGTCCGCCGATAGAGGTTGTCAATGAGGTACCAGGTGCCCGTGGCGATGTCGTAGAACGGAGTTTCTTCCGGTTCCTGCCAGCGGGAGAGCTTCCAGCCCAGCTGTCTGGCGATCTCAGCGTGATGGGCCGAAGACTCAATGAGGCCGTTACGGTGCGAGCACATGACCAGGACGTTGGCTGGGCGGTCCAGTACCTTGGAGCCGCCCATGCCGCGGTTGATCCTGTGTTGGGGGACCAGGGTGTCTTCCCGCCCGGTGCAGCCGCACACACAGTGGAGATCCCGGGCGAGGTACAGAGCGAACTGGCGGCCGTTCATGCCGGCTGCCCGATCCCCGACGCGGACCACTCCGACTTGATCGCCGAGTTCAGGGACCGGCCGATGTCCAGCCGGTCCCGCAACACCCGGATAGCCTCCCGCGCCGCCCGCAGCTTCTGATCCGCGATCTCCATATCCAGCTTCTGCAGTTCCGTGTCCAGCACCGCGGTCTGCTTCCGCAACCCCTCGGCGCCGGTGGAGGCGATGAACGCCCTGGCGTAGGCGACCTCGTAGCGGGACTTCGCACGGACCGCCTCGTCATCAAGGCGGGCGATCTCGTGCTGCTTCGCGTCCAGGTCCCGGCCCAACTGGGCCAGCATAAGGATGACCTCGTTGGTCGTGGGGGTGTTCATCAGGCCTCGATCTGTGGGAGCGCGGCGCCGAGGTTCAGGTGGCCTAGCTGGCCGTTACGATAGGCCTCGAACAGACGCTGCTTAGTGCGGTCCTTGTCCACGGCCTTGGCGCCCGCGTAGGTCACGGAGAACTGGGACGGCTCCGGAGCTTTACGGAACTCGACTCCGGGGACCTCCTCACCAGCGGCAGTGACGATAGCGTCCCCAGCCTGCAGGAACTCGGACTCGAGCAAACGGTTCAGGGCTGCCGGCTTGACCTGCTCATAGGAGGATGCCGGGATGACCTTCTCCGGGATCTCGATCGTCTCGATCTCCTCCGGGTGGTTCGCCTTCATCCACAGGAAGAACGCGGTGTCGTCCGCGATCACCGTTTCGTCCTTGCCCTCGGCCAGGGTGACGTTCCCGATCTTGGTCCCATCGGGCAGCGTCACGGAGAACGACTTGGTCCCGGACCGGCGCCACTCCTCGATCAGCGGCTTGATGTGCTCCTCACGGTCCTTCTTGATTTCCGCCGAGAGCGCGTCCACGATGGTCTTCTTGAACACGAACCGGAGGTTCTCGTCCTTGATGTTGACCTGGACGATCTCGTCCATGCGTTCTTCTGCCTGTGCGCTCATGCTGCCTGCTCCTTCGCTTCAGTGGTCTGCGGTTTGTTGATGTTTGCGATTCGGTCGAGGACCGTCTGGGGTGCGCCCATGCCCCGGCATTTGGTCCAGAGGGAGCGGAGGATCTCCACGTTTCCCTTTGCCTCGTAGATCTGGATCTCCAACTGCTCAGCCTGTTCCGGACCCCATACGGGGACGGTGTGCTGGGCTGCTGCGCGGCGCTGGGCGAGCGCCTGGGAACCGGCGTCCTGCGGGACCTGCTGCTGGGTCTGCTGCGGAGCATGCTGGGCTGCCGTCTGCTGCGGTTCGTCGGCTGCGGCGGCCGAAGCCTGACCGTCAGCCCCCGAATGCTGGCGGGGTGCCGTGGCGCCCTCAACGTCCAAGCCCAGCTGGTGCCAGAGCCAGTCCACCGTGAAGTCTTTGACCGGGGTCTTGTCACCAACGGGAAGGTCCAGCTTCAGGGAACGGATACCGCTGATGTAGGCCTTGCCGCGCTCCGGCAGCATCACGATTCCGCCGACGTCGTAAGGCAGCGACTTCTGGCCCTTGATCTTCTCGGACTTCTCCTTGGTCGGCTGCCCCTTGTCATCCATGACCGTCACGACGTCGAGCCGGGCTGTGATGATGGACGGGCCGTCGTGTTCGCGGAGGACGTCCATGATGTCCTGCCAGCGGGCGGTGGCCTTGTTCCACAAGTCCGGGCCGATCGTCGCCTCACTGTCCGGGTCGTAGGGCTTCTTCCACTTCTCGGCTGCCTTCCGGGCCCGGTTGTTTGCCCGCTCCTGCGCCTCATCGGACAGCATCTCCCAGACGCGGGAGCCGGAGTCCAAGACCAGGAGGTTCGGCTTGCCGTCCACGCGGGGCTGGTGCGAAGCATCCCGCAGTGCGGCGAGGATGGACTTGTGGGTGCCGTCGTGCTTGGCGATCCGGAAGCGTGCGCCGGGGATGGCGCCGTACTCGTCGGGGTCGTCCTCGCCAACACCGATCCAGTACGTCTGCCCGATCAGGTCAGAGGAGGAAGCCTTGGCGGAGGCGTAGGACTTACCGGCCTTCTCGCCGCCAGCGATCAACAGGATCGGCCAAGAGGGCTTCCCGGTCGGTTCACGGAATTGGGTGGTCATCGTGTCATCTCCACGTAGGTTGCTGTGATGCCGAGGTCGCGGCCGCCGCAGGAGCGGGCGACTTCACGGGCTTCGTACTCGTCTTGGCCGTAGGACCCGATCACGGCGCCGATCTCGTCATAGACGATCCACTCGCCGTAGGGTGCGTCATCTTGTGGTTCCCAGCTCATTGGTCCTTCTTCTGGTCGATGTCGTCGCACTGGCAGGCGGTGCACCGGTGCTCGTGGCAGTTCCCGCAGATAGCGGCGCCGCGGCAGTAGCAGTCCGTCATGGTCAGATCCCCAGGAAGTCGCCGAGGGCGGCGAAGAAGATCACGACGGTGAACAGGTAGGCCACGCCGGCGAGGGAACCGAAGACCAGTTCCCCGCGGCGGGTGAGGCGGATCCGCTGCCGGCTCATGCCGCCAGCTCCCACCGGGTCGGGACGGACGCGACCATGAAGTCGATCTCCCCGAACATCGGGACCGTGATCCATGACCGGACCTGCTCACGGTTGTCCACCGTGTACGTGCCGTTGAGTTGCAGGTATTCGTGGGTGCCCTGCTCGAGCTGGCGGAGTTCGAACGCGTACCCGACGATGACGTCGAGGTCGGTCCAGTTCAGGTCCTTCCGGATCTGCCAGGAGAGCTTGCGGGTAAGGTCCTGCAGTTCATCTTCGGAGGGGCCGTAGGCGGAGCATTCGGCGGCGAAGTGCTGCACCTCGGCGAAGATCACGTTCGCGGCGGTGTCCTTGTCGAACAGGTAGCCGTGGTTATCATTGGGAGTGTTCATGGCTTGTCTCCTTTGTCGGTGGAAGCTGTGGCTTGAAGGGCTCCGTGGCATCGGGGCCCTTCTCTTTGTGCCGTTGTACCTAGCCTACTGGGGAAAGCTAGGGAAAGCAATACAAAGTTAGACAGTGTCCGGGATGTTCTCCCACACGCCTACACGGCGGCGCTGGATGGCGTAGGCAACTTTCCCTAGGTTCTCGTCTGCCCACGCCTGCGCCTGACCCTCAGTGTTGAACCCGGCCTCCGCGACCCGGTCGCCCTGGTGGATCGCGTACTCCCAGCCGGCGCCCGGGAAATACCCCACCGCGATCACCGCATTCACGGCCGCCTCGGCCACCATGTCCAGCAGCTCCAGTTCCGTGAGTTCGGCCACGGCGGAGCGGACCGCCTGCCGCAGCTCCTCATTGATCGGGCTCACGGCTTCCTCCCGTTATGGATCAGCGGTTTCATGCCCTTCAGGAAGAAATTCCTCCGGACATGGCTGCAACCTGGCTCTAGGCAGGTGGCGTAGCGTGCGCCGTGGACCAGTGCTGCGAGGCTCATGTAATGGCGACGCCGGCTCATTGGTGGACTCCGCAGGCCTTGCAG